GCCAATGTAAGGTATTGCTCCTCATTTTCTGGTTAGGTACTTGAATAGTAGAACGGGTTGACATGTTCTCGACATGGGGATTTGTTCGTGTCTCCAGACACGGGGTTTTCGCCTCCTACGTAACTTAAAGTTTTAAAACATGGACTCAAAACCATGACCAGGTGTATCACCACCCTGGGTTTTAAAAGCTCAGTATGTCAGAGCTAAACTATTAAGCTGCGATAGCTGACATCATTCTAGCGTTTTCTCGGCCTCGACCAAGATAACGTAAAATAATGCCACTACCTATGCCTAACAGGATAGATCCGGACACCAAGGTTTCTGTGACATCAAACTCTATTGCAGCGACGATTGCGCTAATTTGTTCTAGATATAAGAAGCCACTGGCCACAAAATTGTTGAGGTCGGCTGAACCATCCGTGTAGAAATTATAAGCTGACTTAAGTAGTTCTACGGGATAGGTATAGCTTGCTCCAGTTGCGTCACCAGTTCCGATTTTAAACGAAACTTTAAACTCATCAGGAGTTGTGGACTTCAGGTCACTATCAAGAGTAGCTGCTGCTAACACTTGATAGGTCCCTGGTGAAAGGACATAAGCCTTTCCTCCGTCATTTAAGGTAACTACGGTTGCCCCTAGTGTGTTTTGATCCACAAAGAAGGGCATGTGGTAGAAACCTGTTCCGCTTGCGGAGTTAACGTCTTCGTAAGTAAGCAAAGTGGTCTCTGAGTCACGCACCGCGGATAACAATCCATCGGCTAAGGCCAAAGGTTTTTCAACCTGTGGGGTCTTAAACTCGACGGTATATGTAATCCGGAGAAGTGCTGCTGACACAGAAACTTGCGGTTTTCTTACGACTACCATTAAGGCTCCACAATCGTAAAGTTTTGGGTCGTCTGGTTCAATGTTGTGGCGCACGTACTTGAAGCCTCCACTAGGGAAGCCAGATTTAATGTCCAAGGACATTTGGCATTTCTGCCAAACAGGACAAGAACGTGCTCCTTGATAAGCCATCAATGTTTTGAGATCGGGGGGACGGCTTGAACCCACCGAATATTCCACAGCCATGGCCATGAGACCATCGTGTGCTGTCGACAGAAGGGGTTCGTAATGAACTACCAGACTTCTAAATCGATAGAATTCCCAGGAACCAGCCTGGGTAGCGAGCCAGGGGAAGGTACTTTCCAAGCCAGGATTGAGTAGTATTTCTACTACTTCAAAATCCGTGGTACTTGAAAGCTCCCGCACCAGCTCGCTATGAGTGATGACCGACACTCCGTTGGCGCCCCGAATTTTCGGTTGCGTTTGTTTGGCTTGGGTGACCAAGGCCAACGGTCGTGTCTTTGGGGGTCGACGGGTTCGCCGCCGACGACGTTTGGTTTTTGTTTCGATACCACTCATTATGCGAGCTCAGTAAAACTTCTGCAATAACCGAGATATACTGAGCCATATCAGGGTCATTCTCCATTTGTTCGAAGAACTGAGTTAAGTACATCGGACCATCTACGAAGAGGTCCTTTTCAATCAACCGGTAAAGGGATTTTGTACCATCAGCTGGATAACAAACGGTAGGAGTAAATTTTGTTGAACAGAATTCGAAACCTTGAAGGTTTCTGGAATGTTGACAACGGTCGTAGTTTTTAAGTTTGTGGCCTAAGGATGCATATTTTTCCTCAGCCCCACTAACGTAATCTTCGACGGCGTCGTCACCCATTGTAATTGCCCATTTCGCTCCAACGCATCTTGCGATAAACCAACGAATGCGTGAATTAGTGCTACTGGTGTTGTAACTTCCAGATAATTGAATACCTGGAACCACACACGAGTACATTAATCCTTCATAGGTTGTGAGTACGGCGTGAGCTAAGCAATAAACTCTGTTCATAACTAACTTGCCAAAGTTGTCTGTAAGCTTCTGTCCTGTAGCTAAAACACGAAACTTGGCGTCTAACATAAGCTCCCATTCCTGGACGCTCCAATCAAAGCCCGAAATATCGGCTTCAGCGGCTTGTGTAAAATCATTATTACATAATTTAGCCACGCTTTGATAGACTTCATGTTTCTTCTTCTGATCGCTAAGCCCAAAACCGGGTTTAGATGGTATTTTTGAGTAATTAGCGATTTCCAATTTGTTTTGATTGCTAAAGAGCATTCGCTCTATAACTTGGTCAACTAATGAAACGCTCATAATAAGCCTACAACGGCCTGTGGATCTTTTCTTTCGATTGTGAGGTTCGTCTTTGACGAAAAGTCGCACGGGGTCGCAGTAGTGTTGCTCCACTAATTGTCTTGGTGTCATTGAGCTACAATCGTTACAAAGTAACAAAAGTAGGCGTTCATACACACATTCAACAATTGTGGGAAATTCTTTTTCGATGAGGGGTCCATTTTGCGGAATGCCGTACCCATGGTACGGCACCCCGGGACCCGATCTCTTGTTGACCTGTTCGACCAACACCCTTAGGATGATGTCGTACATGTAGGGCTTGTCGGAGATATGTATCGTCCATGCTGGTTGAACTGCACGGGGAAAGACTTTAAGTGCTTCTTGCGTAAGCGCTTCAAGCGTGCTGCTTGACGGCAGCTTTCCTGGTACTCTTCTTCCAGCCTGGTGCTCCAGTGAGGCGATAATGCCTGACTCGTTACGGGAGACCCACTTCCACTCTTGGAGTCGCGGATAGCAACTCTTGGCTTTGATGGTGGTTGTCTTCTCGTTTCGCGCTGAACTTTGGTTGTAAGTGACACCTGTGGTGCCTTCAAAGTTGAGCCCTGGGATACTCTTCGCCAACGGGTTGTGGCCCCATTGGTATTGGCCGAGACTTTTGGCTTCGGCAAGCGCTCGCGGACTTGCTGTGGCCGAAAAGTTTGTGTTTGCTGTGGCGCGGAATGTTCTTTCGATTCGTTAATTGTACTCTTGAGTGATTTGATCTCTGCTTGTAGTATTTTTAACATTTCTTGGAACTGAGGCTCAGCTACTTGGGGAGTCGGTGTTGGCACACTAGCTTGGGGCATAGGTGCGGGTGTTGAAGTGGCTTGGGGCACAGGTGCGGGAGGTTGTTGTTCACTTCCTGAGGCATTCTGTTCCGGGTATTTAACTTCATCACTGACTTTTGGCGTAGAAGTAAGAGACGGAACTGAATTAGTTTTGGTCTCAAATCTTCTTGTGTAGCCTTCATCATCTTCGCGTTTTCCGAAATAGTCCTCCAAGAAATCGTCATCATCGCCTTCTCTATGGAACCATCCAATTTTGTGCTTGGTACAGAATCTTACGAATCTGTCTTCTTCACTGTCATCAAAATTGGACAATCCGGTTAAGTAGGCCAGGTAACGCCCTTTTGTATAGGCAATTATTTCGGCTTGGGCGTCCTCATCGCGTTGCGACTTTTGCCAATCCCTTTCGAGACGACGCAGTTGCTTCGACTGGACTCCGCGTGATTCAAACATCCGTTGGAAATACGGTTTGACAGACTTCGCATTAACAAAGGGTTCCATAAGAAAAGCTCTATTAGAAGTTCCGTCTTGCGTAGTTCCAAGGTGCACACCGATTACTCTACCTTTGTTGTTCATAACTGGACTCCCTGAGGCGCCTGCTAGTGTAGAAGCACTATGGAGGAATTCGAACATTCCTTTACCCATACACTTCGCCGTACCGCGTGCGCGACTAATCCCGTTTCCTTGTGGTGTGTAAACTGTAATCGCTTGCCCAACGTAACCAGATGCTAATTTAGTAGACTTAAGGCCAAGGACACTCCAGAGACTGGAGTTACGAGGGGTTAAGAATACCACATCTGTTTTACCGTTAAGACGAATGACTTGTTCAAACTGATTTTTGTAAACAGGGGAGTCTTTATCGCCAACACGAACGACAAACTCATTTGGTAGGAGCTCCCAATGATGCAAAGTTGTAACTAATACATCATGTGAGCCTTCGGCATGAATTGTCGCTCGGAAGGCGCATGCGCAACCACCAAGTTCTCTAAGGGGTACTCCTGGGGAGGAATGTAACACAGCCAAACTGGTTGGCCATGTGCCACACTTCATAAATGAAGAATGGGGCATTTTGCTCTCGCGGTAACCCCCCTGTGAACCAGGGGATTGTGCTAGTAGGTTGGTGACAAGGCGGTGCGAGAGTTCTTCCATGGGAAGACGCACCGTTAGACGCTTGCCACTCGGTGTGACTATTTTCATGTGGACGGCATCTCCCGTATAGACCAGCTCTTGGCTGTCTATAACATCTGGCGTCTTGACCATTGTGCGCTTGGCCCATGTTTTAATTGTTTCTAATTGGTTACGAAACCACTGCCTGTTGACACAGACAAACAATTGTAGGCCAAAGCATAAAAGTGTTAGTGCTAATGGTGTTGTTAAGACATCCATCAGCTCGGGGTGCTTTGGTTGTTCTTTCAAATTGCTGTCAATCGCACGTGTAGTGAGAAGTGACAACAATTTTACGCATCCGACGAGGATCATAGACAAAAATGTCAAGATCACCATCAATGGATGTGTAGTGAAAAGTGTAAGTTTGATAATTACCCATGAAATGAAGTAAATAGAACTTGC